GGGTAATGTCCCCACAATCTTGTCAAAATTTGGTAGTTGAGAGTGTTCGCTATATTCACCATCATTAGTAGCAGAAACTTTAAACTTAGATAAGGATTGCTTTAAAGTAGTTACAACACTGCTAGGCTCTAATAAGCTCTTAAATACCTCAACCATGTGGAATAATTGCTTAGGATTCCCACCATCTACTTGTAAAAAGTCTTTTCTTGCGGGATTGATTGATACTGATTGAGCGGTCTCAATTTCATGTGCCAACTCTTTTTCCCCCACTAATTTAACACCCGCTGGCATGTGTACCAAACCGTCTTTAGGTGCATACATCATCACAGGATACCCCTTGTTTGGAATACCCCAAATAAACGCATCTTGCTTCAAAATAGCATTGATTTTCATCGCAACATTAAAAGGCACTTCCTGTAAGAACATAAATGATTGCTCTGACACAGCACCTGCTTGCCATGGTGCAGCATTCAACATCTCCATCTTACCCATATCTAAACCCATACGGTGAAACATCTGCATCGCTTCTGTTACCTTTGACTTGTTTACAGAACGACCTTCTCTCTTGTATTTCATTTCTTTAGGTACTACAGAATAGAAAGCGTTAGACACTACTTCACTAAAACTAATAGAACTCATCACCCGAACAAATTGCTTCAATACTGATGCCATCTCAGCTTGATTTCCTAATTCGGGGAACTTCTTAAGATTGCTCTTCCAAAAAGAATTACCCACGACTCTCTTCAAACATGAATTGTCAAATGACCTCGCATTCTTCGCATGAAGAAACTCTGTCTTAACTTCACTCGTAATCATGTCCATAAGAGCAGATGTCAAAGCAGAACTTAAACCCAAACCCCTCAAATTAGCAGAAAGCATCGCACTCACTGAGTGCCATGCTGATGCTCCAAATTCTTTATCCAACAAGGCTGGAGTTAGTGACACTGTTTTCAGGGTTGAATGTTCAACGGTTGGGTCATCATCGTCTGGAGTCCCATCCTTAAGTCTCTTCACAACACCTTCTGCATAAACATAAGTCCCGTTTAACAAATTCATGAACCACTCATCTTCAGGAATTACGGTAACCTCTGCCATATTCTCTTTCACTTTGGTTGTGTACGCAGATACAATGAAAATACCATTTCTCGCTTGTGAGGGTAAATCCTTGTATGAGAATGCTAACTTCTCAATAGACGAAATCTTAACGCCACTTGCAATCTTACCCAATAAGGTTGCTGTAAATGGACTTACTCCAACACTGGCTTTTCTCAAAACAAAACTTCCAAATTGTTGGTCTGCTAATTCACTTCTCATTGAAGCAATCTTTTTCATTAAAGACATAAGTGTCCTCCTTGTATTTTAAACCTATACAAGGTATCCCCTTATAAATAAATTAATTATCCCCACCATCCAAAATAATATCATCCATTGGTGCTTCCACCACAGGAGCTTCCACTGTACCCATCAACTTGTTAATCAAGTCTACTACTCCCTTGCTCTCCAACCCCTTAATCTTCTCCAAAATCTCAGGACTGTCCTTATACTTCTCTACTGCCAACTTCGCCCGACCTTGCCAATGCAATGTCTTGTCCCACACAAATTCACCCTCGGTCTCCTTGCCAATCTCCACTGCACCTGTTGTTGCCTTAGCATCCAACGCTTGCAAGGTTTCTAAGTCTTCCTTTGTATTGTCTTCTTTCGCAACTACCTCTACGGGTTCTTGCTTCACTACAATATCATCTTCATCTCTCTTCACAGCAAACTTGTTCTTTTGGAATGACATGTTTTCCAACTTGTTCAATTCACTGTCGATTGAGGAAGCATCATTCAAGACCATCTTTTTTGCCTTGGAGGCGGTCTTCAAGTTGATACCTGCCTCAGACATAATCACACCGGTCTCATCATGTCCACTCACTGATGCCCCACTCTTACTTTCAACTTTAGAGATTGCCTTTAATTCGTCTTCTCTTCTGTCAATTTGGATTGGGAACTTCTTCGCTTGTACAGGTTCTTCTTTCTTCAAGCTAGAGGGCACTTCTCTTTCTTCATCATAGACTTTCTGCACTTCCATCTTTGGCTTCACAGCTTGTTGCTGTTTTGCCTTGATTTCTAGTGCTTGGTCTATCAATACAGTTGGGGCGGGTGTTGCGGGTACTACGACCTTTAACCAACCTCTTTTTACACCTGACTTTAATTCGGGCATTGAGGTTTCTTGTCCGTTGTACTTGATGTTTGTGCCATCATATTCAATGATGTCCCCCTTAGAGATGTTTCTTTCTAGTCTCCCTAAGTGGATATTGGTGGTGGCTTCTAATTGAATATATGTGCCACGAATAAAATTAATGTCGCTCATTCGGATACTGCTCCTAGATGTTAAAGTTACACACTTCCTACTATTATACTCTAGTTCTCAATAAGTAAAGCAAAAAACCTCAACCCAGCACACCAATAGACACCTTTTTAACTCTTTTGGGTCTTTAACCCATATTTCACTAACCACCTCCCTATCGTCCCCTCACCCACCCCCAATTCCTTCGACATACTTGCATAAGTCTCCCCCGCATTCACCAAATCCTCCAATAACTCCTTAGTCATCTTCTTCTTGATATCCTTATTCCTAGCTACCTTTTCAGTTGACCCCTCTGCTACAAACTTACCCATATAACCAAGGTGTAGCTTATATTCCATGCAACGAGGCACATAAGGTTTAATGATATTGACAAACCTATCCGCATCATCATAGGTAAAGACAAAATACCCTGTGGTATCATGTCCCTTATACTTATCCCACCTAGGGTTTAGGTTAAACTTCTCAAAAATCTTGTAGGCATTATCTCTACTACCTTCTTTTGCCCCATAAGAGATAGTCGGCCAATGCCCCCCAGCACAGCCATCATCAAGATACCAAATAGTTAAAGCCAACTCATCCACAAGGTCAATTACCTCAGGCTTAGTGACTTTCCACCCACCATCTCTATTGGTATAGAAAAGGTCTCGGTATTCATTAAGCATCCCATGAGCCTTCGTTCTAAAGATATAAGAGGGAAACTCCCGTGATATTGCAACGGTTAATTCACCCGCAGACCAATCACCCCACTCATCAGCCTTCCACTCAAGATATTCTAACTGATTGGGGGCGTGTCTTTCTTCATAGCTAGAAGCTGTGCCTGAAAACCTAATACGACCATCACCCAACATAGAACCAATCAACAAAGACTTTAAAGTGCCTTCGATTGGCGGTGGGTTAAATCTCTCCCATCTATATAGGGTCTCCACACCAAAGTCTGCTCTCCATGTAGCAACCCGCTTCTTAGTTGCTTCAATCCCCTCGGAACATAAGAGGAGAGCAATTTCCTCATCATTTAACTTCTTATCGAGGTAAAGACTGCTTAGTCTTTCACCACTAATAGGACATGGTATCTTTCTCATAAGTCTCCTTTTGACATCAAAGATACCCCAATATACACCATTTCACACTTCGGTGCAAATTTATTTAAAAAACGGTGTGAAAAACCTTTTAAAAAGTAGATATAAAAAAACCCGACCTTTCAGTCGGGTTTAATTTAAAACGCCTCGTATCTACCGAGGTTTTAGAACGATTAACGAGTTACTGATAAACGAACTAAACCACGTGGATTATAGGCCCCTACGCCAATCTGTTCAAAAACACTGAAACCAATTGTACGAGCTTTAGGGTCATCAGCGGAGAGAACGGTCAATTCAGTACGAACTGGGATACGACCGAACATTTCTGGTTCGCAACAAACATAAACTGTGCCGGCTGGTACGAGACGGCTAGTAATGATTTGTGAGCCCCAGAGAGTAGCTTGAAGACCGGTCTTGAGCAAAGCGGCTTGGCTTTCGATGTCCAAGATGTCACGACCGAATTTTCTAACGTCAGCATAATCACGAGCATTCATGAATACACGTGCTACACGGAGGTCATGCTTTTCGATAGCAGCAAATGCGTCAGCCAATACTGCACCATTTAAAGGAGCAACTACAGGAATGTCGGCATTGGTTTGACCATTTAATGAGTCAAAACCTTGTGTTGCTAAAGCGTCAAGAATAGCAAATACTCTTTCGTCTTCAGCAGCTTGGATTTGTGCTCTAGCTAAATCTTGTGCTCTCTCGATAAGGTCAAAACGTCTTTCCTTAATTTGTGTTAAAGGAATTTCAGGATTTGAAGCGATTTCAAAGAGAGGGAAAATCACTCTACGTGGTTTGGTAATAGCGAGGATGTTTTCGCCTTCTTCACCGACTACATAAGCTGTTACATCTGGGTCTTTGTCATAGATTGGCAAAGCACCGTCTGGCAATTGTTCTACCAAGAAAGTCTTACGACCAACGGAGGTATAATCTCTTCTAAGACGTAAGGGTTGTGTCATAGAAGCGGCTAATTTAGCACGGCCTTGTGGGGTCTTGATGTAATCAGAAATGATTCTTTGCTTTACTGCATTATCAACTGTTGCTGTCATTTTATTTCTCCTCGTCTTTCTTAGATACGTTGATCGAAAACGATTTCGCTTGCGAGTGAGTCAGGGATAATCTTAACGATACCCATGAGAGTTACATTAGCACCAACAGCGGCTTCATGACAATTGGTATTAGCATCAACATTGGTCAAGAAACCATTGATAGATGCAAACAATTCATCACCGCTAAGGTAAGTGAGATCATCACCAGTATCTTGGTTTTGTGTTTCATACAAACGGTTACCATAAGTACCTTGTGCAGATACGTATGGGCCTTTGTTAGAAGCAACACCGGGGATATTGGTGTAAGCATTACCATTAGCATTGTTGATGAAACATCCCAATGCTCTTTGGTTTTGATCTTCAGCAGCACCATTAGCTGGGCCACCAACAGCACCAGCTAAAGCACTGTCAGGACGGGTGAAAGCAACAGAACCACTAAGTACGCCAAAAACGGTTGTCAACAAGCCGGGAGCTGTTGATACGTTAGCATTGCCACTTACGGGGTTCACTTGTGTGAAGGCGTCAGCTGTTAACTGACCAACGGTATTACGAACACCGACGTGCATAATGCGTAAAGCACTATTGCTCTCGGTGAAATTCCCGCTTGCTTGTCCAAGTAGAGCCATGGATATTCTCCTATGTGTCTCGTACTCTCTGTTTATCAAGAGAGCGAAAGGTTAAAGTTCTTGGGATGAGTGTCATCCCCTTTTCTGTCATACATACAGAGGTTTATTAAACAACTATTAAAACTTAATAGCCTTTAACACATTTTTTTTATCCTACCTCCTAAAAAACTTAAAAGATAGGACTCTAATCTACAGTCATGCTAAGGTCTTTCAGACCCCCGCATCACTAAAGATTATCTAAAATACTTGCTTACGTCTGGAGCAGATTCCCAAAGGCTTGCTAAGTCACGGCTGTCAGAAGCTGTACGGCTAATTGAACCGAGGGTCTTTACAGAAGAGGTTGTTGAAGCAACTTTTGGACGTGGAGAGAAAGAAGCTTTTTTGCCACCTTTCTTACCAGCTGTTTTTTCTTCTTCTTCAGCTTCTTCTTCTTCAGCTTCTACTTCTTCAGCATCAACTTCTTCAGATTTCTTGCCAGAAGTTTTACCAGAGGTCTTACCTGCAGATTTACCCGCAGATTTAACTTCTTCTTCTTCAGCTTCTTCTTCTTCAGCGTCTACTTCTTCAGATTTCTTACCAGAGGTTTTACCAGAGGTTTTACCGGAGGTCTTGCCTGCGGTTTTACCACCTTTTTTACCTGCTGTTTTTTCTTCTTCTTCAGCTTCTTCTTCATCAGCATCAACGTCAGCAGCTTGACGGAAAATAGAAGCGAGTTTGGGGTCGATAGAATCAGCAATTTCGTCCAAGCCCATGATGTCATCGCTTTCAACTTCTTCAGCTTCTTCTTCTTCAGCTACTTCAACTTCTTCAGCTACTTCAACTTCAGCTTTTTTGCTGTAGAAAGCACGTGGGTCATTTTGGTTTGCTGTCTTACCGCCCATTTTGCCAGCTAATTTACTTGCTAACAATTCAGCGATTTGTTCTGCCATGTTTTCTGACTTTTCTTCTTCGCTAACTTGTTCTTCAGCTTCGGTTTCTTCAGCTTGGAGAGAAGCAAGAATTTCAGCTAATTTGTCAGATACTGTTTGTTCAGATTTCTTACCTGACATTTTGCCTGCGGTCATTTGAGCATCTTCAGAAACGATTCTTTCTGCCATGAATGGACTAGACATTTTGCCTGAGGTTTTACCTGCTTGCATACCTGCCATGTAAGAAGCACTAATCATTGCATCGCTTTGAGCTTCTTCAGCTTCTAATGCGGAAATGATTTCAGCTGTGCTTACATCTTCGCCAACATAGTCAGCGATAGCAGATGCTAAACGGAAAATACCATTGCCTCTACGAGCAGATGCTAATTTAGGTGTTGGGCCAGCACTTTCGTTAGAAGTAACGATTGGTTCACCCGCATCATCACCTTCATAACCTGTTGCGTCTTGTACAACTTCACCACCGTTACTATATTTAGCTTGGCGTTTCATTTCACGAGCAAGTTTCATGTTTGCTGATTTAAGAGTTGCAATTTCTTCTGCGAGAGTTGCAAGTTCTTCAGCTAACTTAGAAGCATGAACTTCACCTTGATAACCAGTTGCTTGTTGAACGGTGTCTTCAGCTTTTTTACCTGCGGTCATTTGTGCGAGTTCTTCAGCCATGATTTCTGCTGGGGTCATGCCCATATCTTCATCCATGTCTTCGCCAAGTTTACTTAAAGCATCAATTAAATCATCACTACCAAAAGATTCGCCCATGCTTAAATCTTCAGCCATGAAGTCTGCAGATTGACGAAGATTGTGCAATTTAGCTGTTAATACACGGTTTGGTAAATCCATATATTGAAGTGCTAAGTTTTCGATTGAACGTTGAGAAGCAGTACGACCAAGACGGTTTTCTGCTAATGCAATGCACTTCGCAGCTTTCTTTTCCATAGCAAGTTTCATGTTTTGGTCTTTCAATGATTGACCTTCTGCATAGGAATCCATAACTTCTTGTGTTGCTGCTGGGTGATCTGGCATCCAACCAACGCTTGCTGGTGGAGGTGTTTGTTTGTAAGGGCCTTTACGGACGCCTTCACCAAATTCACTGTCAAAGCCATAAGCATCTACTGCTTTTTGTGCATAAGATGCTGGATGTGAAAATTCCATCCCGCTGTCATAGCCGGGGATGGCAGAATTTGCCTTACGGCGAGAATGTCTGCTTTGGTACATGAGGGTTCTCCTTGAAGTTTACGACTTCTTTTGGATACAAAGTAGTTTAGCTAATCTAATAAGGTTCTTCTTATCTGTCAAAGATAATGCGTTGCCTTTTGCATAAACATCTACCACGTTCATAAAAGTATGCAAATCACTGTAAGAACTTGCCTTACCGACAGCAGAAGCTATGCGATAGATATGCGAAGGGATATAAATATTAAATTGAGAATTAACCAATTTAATGTTATTTATTTTATCTTTTTCTGTCTTCCCCACCTCAACAGCTGTCTTTAACGCCTTAAAATACAAAGTCGCTACCTTCTGTTGCTTCCTACTCAAACCACCCTCTTTAATAATGTTATCATTCAAGTGGTCTGTCTTCTTGTCCGT